AGACGCGGCTCGGAGCCGTGGTGGAATCCAGCGACCAGTCGGCGCCTTCGACCGCGCCGGTGAGGTCAGGCGTGGAGAGGCTGTCGATGAGCCACTGATGGTAGATGTGACGGCAGCCGACCTTCGGAGCCTGTGACACGAACGGCGTGTCGTATGGAGAGATGTTGGTAATCTGCTCCAGCAGGTCTTCCTTGGCGACTCCCGATTTCAGGTCTGCGCCGTCGAAGGCGTAGGCACCGAAGTTGAAAGTGCTAGTACCGGGCATTGAATGTTCCCTCGCCGCTCTTGGCGGCTAGTACATGTGACTGGTGAATGTCCTTTTTGGCCTCAACGAGGCCCAAAAACGGACGGATCGAGGTGCCGGCCGATGATGAGGTGACGGAAGCGCGCAGCCGCCGGTGAACCCGGGGTGTCGCCCTCCATCCGCATCTGAGCCCGCAGCGCGTTGAGTTCCTCATTCGAGGCTCCGGTCGCGTTGTGGTTCTCATGGATGCCCTGACCGCCTGCCGAACCCTGGACAATACCCGCATCAGTGCGGGCCTTGGCCAGTAGCTCCTGACGAACTTGCTCCTTGGCCGCGAGATCAGCTTCCTTCGCCTTGGCGTCGGACATCACCACGGCCGCACTGCCATCACTGACAGAACGCTCGTAGGATTGCCACGCCAGAACGGAGGCCGCAACCTCTTTCCCCTGCGCCACGAGGGCGCCGACCGCTTCCTGGAGCACTGGGTCGGACTGGATGTGCAGTCCGATCTCGACGGATCGAGTCAGTGAGTCGGGGAAGTTGACGCGCATGTGCTCGTCCACTGCCAACCACCGATCCCGTTCCGCTACCTCCGCGCTTTCGCGCTGATGGAGGTTCTCCTGCACTCTCACGTCGGCCGCGAGTTCCGCCACTTCGCGTTGGGCGTCTCCGACCTTCCTAAGAGTCTCCGCATCGACAACGTTGCCGTTGTCTTCCACGCTCGACAGCACCGCGTTGAGCTTGGTCTCGGCCTGTTTCAGACTCGCTCGCGAAGCGGTCAGAGATGCAGGCGGGGCAGCGGGAGCCGGCGCCGGGGAAGCAGCGACGGGCTGAGGGCGAACGGTGAGCGCACCAGTAGTCGTGATGGTCTCCAACTGCTTGCGGAGTACATCGCGTTCCGTGAACGCCTGCTTCGCCATGTTTGCGAGGTGACCAGCCCCCTTCAACGCCGCTGGAACATCGGGGTACTTGCCCATGATGAGGCCGCTCGCATCGCGAAGGGACTCGAACATGGCAACAATGTCCGTGGGTGCGGGGGTGTCCGCCTTGGCCGGGGCGACGGGCTGCGGAGCGACTCCTGGTTGCGCGGCGGGTAGTCCGCCAGCAGCAGGGGCGCCCGGGGCTGGTGCCGAGGCCGGTGCTCCCTCGGGTTTCACGGTAGTCGTGTAGTCCGGGGGTGGTGGGGCCGCGTGGCTCCACCCGATTTTTTCCATCGGTTCCATAACTTCTTTCTGAACCAACGTGGCAGCGAGTAGTCTTGTCAACTCCTGCTCTTCTCTGTTACGACCAATGCTCATTGTATCTCCTTCGATGAGGTTGTCTCATCACTGGACAATGAAAGGTACTGGGAAGCACGACTCAGAAGTTCTGCGTCGTCGTGGAAACACCCGAGGCCGTTGTTGCATCGAGTGCATAAGAGACCACGAACTACCCCAGTACGGTGGTCATGGTCTACAGCGTAGCGACGACTGGCGGGCTCTCGCTCTTTACAGAGAGCACAAACACCACCTTGTCGTCGTAGTTTTTCTTCGTACTCTTCTATAGAGATGCCGTATTTTCGACGGAGAAGAAATCTCCGACTGAGTAGTTTTACACGACACTCTTGAGAGCAACTCATCTGGTGTGCTCGGTACGGGCTGAACTGGCGCCCACATTCCCGACACTGCTTCATGTTACTTCCTCCGTTTTCGAGTTCCTTCTAGTGGGTTCTTCCGTTCTGGAAGGTCCTCATAACTCGTTGTGTCAGTGAACTCACGCCGTGTAGCGTCACTGATCTTGCCCTCACGTTCGAGGACAAACATCTTGCGGAACATCGCCTTACTCTTCGCTGGCATGGAGGTATGGACTCCGGCTCTTGATCTTGTTCGCGGTCGCGCGTCTGCGTTTGGCGAGGCGATCAAGTCCGGCAGGTACCTTCTCACTTGCGTTAGCAACCATCGCTTCCGTTGAGGCCGCGAGGCGTTCAGAAACCGCGACAGCGGGATTCGGTCGTTTGTAGGTGGCCATCAGAAATCTTCCTCCGGGTCGATCTGACTTGGTATAGCCGACTGATCGAGCCCAACCACAGGCCGCATGTCGCCACGTTGCCTGTGGATTTCGTAGAGCATGTCGTTAGTCATGTTCTCCATCGCCCCGTGCACGCGTTCCATACGAGTCTCGTGGATGATGTGGTCGAAGAACTTGATGAGTCCTTCGCCAAACGCAACGCCCCCGGCGAGGAAATCGTCGGGGTACTCATCCTTGCGCGCCTGCGAACGGTCGATCCACAACCGATGCATCTGGGCGAGAACGCCTTCCATGTATGGCTTGAAGTGGTCACCGTAGGCCGGCGAGTTGAGTACGAACTCGATGTTGCCTAGTTGCTGCTCATCGAGAGTACGGAGGTTGAAGAACTTGTGGAAGCCCGATGTGCTTGCAGCCTGGGGCTGGTTCATAGGACCGCCTTTCTTACGCGGCGTTCGCGATCGGACCCATCTGATTGCGGATGTCCGGTGGGGCCATGAGGGATTGCGCGCTACCTTGCGAGCCTGGAAGGCCCGACATGATTGAGGCGCCCCCTGCGATCTGGCCTGAGGTCGGGATGCCGGCCAGACCACGTCCCTGCATCATCGCCTGAAGTTCTGGCGACTGCATGAACTGCTGGAGCATCGGGTTGGTCACGAAGATTTCGTTGATGTTCTGGACTTCGAACGTGCGGAAGATGCCACGGAAGAAGTTCACGGCATTGATCTGTCCCATGAGCGACTGCCCGAGGGGAGAACCGAGAGCCTGGAGCAGTTGCAGAAGGTTCTGCTGCTGCATCTGCTTCGAGAGACCCATCGTCGCACCGAGCGCCCTCGCTGAGTAGCTTGGGAATAGGTCGTAGGCACTAAGGGTCTCGCGCGATCCAGGGATCGGCATGTTCGTGTTTGGGTCGATCATCGCCCCGTCGCCGAGGATGACTACCTCGATTGGCGGTTCGAGGAACTGCTTGCTGAGAGCCGTGAACTGGTTGGCGATCGCCTCCAGCATGTTCTCTTCGTACAGGCGTGACTCCAGCATCAGGCGGGTGCCTGCGGCCTCTCGACGCCCGACGAACTCGCGCGCGGTTTGGCGGCTGTCGCCACCAAGGCCCTGCACGGCGTCGTCCACGATGCCGGTGCCCATCTGGAGGAACTCACGAATCTGCATGAGCTTCTGATCGGCAGCGGCGAGGTTCGCCATCGTGGGCTCCATCGCAGAGACCACGTTCTTGGGGTTCCCATTCACACCGACGAGTCGGCCAGGGCGGGAGTAGAAGTTGCGGGTCACGAGCCCCGCCGAGCGGTCATAGAACCACATCGGGTCGATCATCAGGTCAGCCGCGTCGAGCGATTGGTTGATGTACCGGTTACCAACGATCTGGAGCTTCTCGACAACTTCAGCCTTGCCCGGTGCATAGAAGTAGTGCAGGTCGGGGGTGGGCGAGAAGGAGACGAACGGCAGGAGGCCGTGGTTGTAGGGGTTCGGCTTGTTCCGCATCAGGTAGCGGCGATTGGCCACTGTGATGACGCGGTTCATGTCGCCGTCGGGCGAAAGTTCCGAAGGCACGTTGCCCCAGTATTCGAGGATTTCGATCGGGCGCGAGTACTTGTTCATGAAGCGCGCAGTCTCGTCGTCCATGCCCGTGCGGACCTGGAAGCGGCGAACCGACGCCATAAGTTCGCCACCCGCAGCGCCGATGGACCCGTCGCGTTCAAGACGCGCGAGTTCAGCCTTGTCGAAGGTGCCGATCGAGGCGAGGTAGCGGAGATCGTCGAGGTCGAGGAAGTACCGGCGGACCACCCACTTCATGTCGCGGAGACGTGCCACGCACGGCTGCGGGAAGAAATCAAGGAGGTCGAGCAGAATAGTCTCAGGGCCGTCGAAGCTGACGACGTTGCCCTTCTTGAGGTAGCGGACGACCTTGCCTGAAAGTGGCATGCGGTCGATCTGCTCCATGATCCGCATCTTCTCGATGCGCTTCCAACCCACCTGCATGACGGCGACCCCGTAGAGATCGGCACAGAGGAGGGCGTCCACCTGCTTGACGAAGGCGTGGTCATCCTTGAACTGGGCGGCGTTGAGGGCTTCCTGCTTCCGCGCGATCGCAGCGTCGTCCGGGCCGTAGCCCATGAAGGAGACCGGCGGGTACGAGGAGAGGGAGGAGGCAGCCTTGCGTGCAGCGTCGGCCCAACAGGCCGAGAAGATCAGTGGGATGTGGACATTGTTCTTGTGTGGATGGAACCGTCCGTTCCAAGTGCCACGCCACAGGTCGTACAGACGTGGCCACTTCTGACGGATGCCAGAGAACTGGCGCTCGGATTCAGCCGCCGAATCCACGACCAGATTGCACATCTGCTCGCGGTAAGCCCAGGCGCCGTACGCGCGCTCAATGGTTCCAGAAATCATGTTGCCTCCAGCCCCTCGCGGAGCCGTGTCGGGATGCTGAGTGGAAGCCACTTCCCGCGCGGATTGACAACGCCCCCATCTTTCACGATCTTGACGGCGAGGTCATAGGTGAGATGCACGTCATCAGCGCAGTAGTTGAAGAGCTTTCCCCAGTGCCCCTTGCGAGCGAGTTCGCGCGCGTTGGAGCCGTGGTCGATCTTGCCACGACCGATGTTGCGCTTGCAGACAGCATCGAGAGTGAAGTCGCCCTTCTGGCCGGTGATCCCTCGGCTGGCGCTGGTGCGCACGATCTCCAGGTAGAGGTCGATGTGCTGGCTAAGGCGCAGGCGGCGGTGGATCAGGCCCTCGATGCAGGGCACGTCAAACTTCTCGGAACAGTAGCCCACCACGATGTCGGCCGCCTCGATGTGCCTTGCGGCGTTTTCGATGCAGTTGTCATCGTAGAGGTAGACCCATCGCTCGTGCGTGTCATAGACCGCGATGGCAGATGCGCCACCACGGCCTTCACGAAGCTCGTCCCACCCGGCATCAACGTCGTCGGGACGGAGATCGGAGGCCCACTTGCGGGTCTCCAGATCGAAGAAGATGATGCGTGGGGTGGTCATGTGACCGCCTTTCTAGGTCAGCGCAGCTTCTCCAGGCTGTCGGCGATGGTCACCGAGCGCACACCGAAGTCATTGAAGTAGACGGTTGTGCCGTCTTCCATTTGGAACTTGTGGTAGGTGCCGGCAGGGAAACCCACGACTTCGTGCTCTCGGGCTTTGAACGTCTCATTGATCGCCGTGCCGACGATGCGCACAAAGAGTACCTTCGCCATAGTCACCTCGGAATGTATCGTTGGTCACCCCGGCGAATCGCAGCTTCGATCTCTGGGAGGACGGGAGCGCCGATGTCGGCAAACGTGAGGCCAAGGTCGTACGACGTGTAGCCACTGATCGCGGGTGGGGGCGTAGCGGGCGCAAGCTGGATGAAGATGACCCGCACGTAGGGTGGGTATGCAGATTCGGCTGTGTTCGCATTGATCGTGACTGTAGTGGCTTGGTTCGTTGCAATGGTGAAGCTCACTATCGCTGTGTGCGTATGTGTATCGCTTGCACCAGTAGGATCACCCGGACCAGAGACATCGAGCACTTCAACTATGACAGAAGCGACATCTATACTTGCTGTATGGAGATGTCGTGGTTGAATGGGCTGACAGTTGCTTGCAGTGTGAGTATGAGTTGCAGCGCCACCGGTAGTGACATTGCTCTCACCATCGGCATTGGCTCCCTTCAAGAAGTACCCATCCATGCTGGTGAAACGGGACCACCCGCTTGGAATGCTTGCGTTACTTCCGCCCCAGAGAGCAATGATTTGCTCTGGAAGGCTCTCACCACCCGTCCCATTGGTCAGCACGTTCAACTTCTTGTGGATTGGTTCGTGATTAGACGAGTTGATTGTCGTCGTCACAGAGTTGTTGGTAGCTGTCGTCGCATTTAGAGAGACTGAGTGCTGATGAGGATCATCGGCCGCGAACACAATGCTAAGATTGTTCGTAAGGGTGATGTTCCCGATGTTATCGCCCGACAATGCCGCTCCGTGCGTGTGAGCATTCTGCGTGTGTGTATGCGCCGGGCTCGTATGTGTGTGTGTGTTCGAGCCACCGGTCCCACCACCATTACCAGCAACAGCGGCACCTTTCAGATAGGTGTTCCCCTGGGCGCGCGTCCAGCCTGATGGGAGAATGTCAGACGCAAAGAAAGCGTAGGCGTTCGCGGGGATACCCAGTGGAGTACCATCAGACTTGATGAAGATGACTTCCTTGAAGACTAGGTCGTTCGATGAGTTCGCGTTGACGGTAATGGCAATGCCATTATTCGTCGCAGTCGCGCTGGCTGAAGTACCAGAATGCGTATGCGTGGTGGATGCTACAACTTCAGTCAACGCGGCCGTAGAAACACCACCAACTGGATTCCCCAGTGTGTAACCATGAGTGTGCGCGTTCTGAACTGGGGTGTGCGAGGGAGACGTGTGGGTGTGGGTGGCCGCTCCTCGTGAGGTCACGAGGTCAGCGTCGGCCCCCGTGGGTGACCCTTGAAAGTATTTCGCGTCCATGCCCGTCTCGCGAGTCCAGCCGGATGGAATGGAGGCCGCAGTGGAGGGCCACGCGACTATGACTCCGTTAGGGACACTCATTTCTAGGAAGCTCCTTCAGGTGGTCCCAGAGTTCATCTGCGACGACCTGTACCTCCTTGACGAGTTCTCTCGGGTACTGTCCGAAGATAGAGCGCGCCCGAGCCATCGGGAGCAGACGAACCGTCTGTCCATCACCGATGGGCCGAAACTGGCACATCACGAGAGCAAGGTCAGTCACGTCTTCGTAGACCTCTCGCGAGAGACGACCATCCTCGTCAGTGAGTTCGATCGTGATCTTCATAGGGCCTGGACCGCAGCGTTCACGGCATCTAGGTCAGCTTTCGCTTGCGCGATCGCCGTATTGAAACGGGACTTCAGTCCCGCCTTGATCGCTGGAGGAAGTGTTGCCCAATCCTCGTAGTAGACATCGGTCCGATCCCGAAGACGAACCAACCGATTCAGGACCACATCAAAGTCCTCACGCCATGCTTGCTGGATTGCCATTGTTCTCCTCACACGGGGTCCCGAGGGGGCACCCACTCGTAGTCATCTTCCCACCCGTGGCCGGGTGTCATCAGTCCCAGGCCCGTGAGTTCATCACGATCCATAAGGAACTGCTTGAGTTCTGCATGGTCCATCGGCTTTCCGACAGACTTGAGATCATCGTCCCACGGCCTTCGGGGCGTGGCACCCTCTTCTGATGGGTGTCCAGGTCGCACGGCGGGTGGTGCCCAGAGTTGACGGGTGAATCCGTCCGTCATTGCGTCAGCGAGGTCGTCGTGGCCAACTACGTCAACGCGAACGATCTGGTCAATCATGGATCGCACGACAGGGGGCACAACGAAGTGCGGACACTGCCGTGGAATGTACTTGTTGGTGACGCGGTCGTATTCGAGTGGGAGACAGTCACAGGTCGTCTTGTGGAGCACGATGCGAACGTAGCCCTCAGCCCAGTGACCTGCGGCCGTTCGAATGCGCGCCTTCTTGTCGGTGGTCCGGTTGAACTGGATGAACTGATCCGTGCCGAGCATGAAGCCGGCAGTACGCAGGATGCCGAGGATGCGGTTCTTGTATGTACCTTCCTTGCCACCGGGCTCCTTCTCGTCCGTGATGGCTCGGATGAAGATGCCCCGCTTGCGCAAGTTCATGCAGACCTTGACTAGTTCCTTGTTGAAGTCCTCCTCGCGCCACTCGTTGGAAGCGCGCAAGAGATCAGTGTCGAGGTAGAGGATACCGTTGTCCTTCGTGTCCTTGATCCAGACCACGATGGCGTTGTAGTCCCCTCGGCCGCTGTTCTCCTTGTTCTTGAAGGCGGTGTCGATGTGAATGGTAGCCCACTGTGGCTCGGAGACTTCCCAGTTGAAGTCCTGGTAGCTCATGTAAAGCCACGGAATCTGCTCTTCAACGAGAGGCGCCTTCTCGCCCGAGCCCGGATTGTTCTGCTGCTGGCAGGCGAAGTCTTCGGCAGCATCACCGCCGCGACCCTTGGCCTGCTGAATCATCTCGCGAGTCCAGAGATTCGGGTTGGTGGGCTCACCCGTGCGCTCGTCTTCGGTCTGATAGAAGAAGACGTGCCAGAGGCCCTCACCGAATGCGACCTTGTCGAAAATCGCCATGTGTGGGCATGGCATGCCGGTCCAGGTAGCGACTCCCTCGTTGCGTAGCTTCCGGCCGACAATGTCGTCGTCCAGGTAGCGCGTGAGCACGAGCGACATCAGGCCGTTTGTATGGAGAGAGTTGTAGGAGGCGTCAACCGCCTCGTGCTGACCCCGGAGGTAGGCTACGCGGTCCTGCTTGAGCTTGTTCTTGATGAGGGGGTCATCCCACCAACACTGGCGAGGGTGATAGCCAGTAGAGCCGATGGCAGACGATGACACGTCGATCGAGGGCTCGGAGATGTTGCGCGAGCGTCGGTAGGCGTGATTGACGTACTGCTTCGTCCAGTCTTCGGCACCATTCTTCCAGTCACCGTAGAGCCAAGTGAACCACGAGTCGGTGTCTTCCCCTGAGAGCACGGCCTTCTGTGCCTTGAGGATGTCAACCGAGAAGTCTTCGGTGGCGGATTGGATGAGGATCGTCATGTCCGGGTCGTCGAGACCAGACCATAGGGTCGCGGACTTCGTTGAGCAGACAGTCTTCCCGTAGCCACGGGGGATGATGGAGGCGATGTGTGTGCGGCCAGGGCGGCCAGTGAGGGACTTCCGCCTCCAATCGAGGATGTGCTTCTGTAGCCACTGCGTGTAGGGAACGTGGATGGGCTCGTAGAGCCAGCGAGGCTCAGAAGGGTGGTTGCGCAGGTACGCCTGCGCACCCCACGCCTTCGTTACGAAGTGCCATAGGGAGTAGGGGTGCGTTCCGACAGTCTCTCCATCAGCCATATGCCAGGAGTTAGGCGCGCAAATACTACGCCAGATGTCTCTCTCTGCTTCGAGGTCCCATCCGAAACTGGAGCCTCTTCCGTGTTCTGATACGGTGGCAGTTCGCACAGACTACCTCACATTTGGCGATCTCAGCAAGAACTCGTTCTCTTGCAAGACAGTCCGCGTACCCGATCTGAAAGGACTTTTCTCCTCGTACATGATCGAAGTCCATACACTCTGGAGGGAAGGAGCCACCACAGTCCGTACATGGTCGGTTCTTCGCTTCATCAAGTAAGACACGGCGGCGTTGACGACCTGCGGCCTGTACAGCGTGCGCCTTCTCAATGTTACGTGGCATTGAACAGTCCGTTCACCCAACGAACGAAGTTGCGGAACGGGCGAGTGACGCGTGACCACCAGATCGCACGGCGAGCCTGCTTGAGGGAGAGCACTGGCTTGTTGTTCGGCATCTCGACAGAGAACACGCGCTCTTCATCCAGCCAGTCGGTGACTGGGATGTTGAGCCGGCGCTTCATGTCGGCAACAGTCTCCTTCACGACAGCCCCACGCTGCATCATCATGATCTGATCGGCGTAGCTGTTGATGAAGTTGCGACGAAACCGCTCAGAAGTCGCACCAATGCTTGCTTTTCGACGTGCTTCGTCCTGCTCCTTCATGAGCTTCACGGCATCCGGGGGAATCAGCTTGTGGTCCATCAGCGTGCCTTTCTGCGGAAGAACCGCTTGACCTTGTGCCAAAGTGTCGGCTTCTGCGTGGAAGTGCCGACGTTTGCCACATGCTCTTGCTTGATACGTTTCTGTTCGGCGAGGGCGATGTTCGCAGGCGTCGGGTCCATGTTGAACTGAAGGACATTCGCACCTGCATCGCCGGGAGGCAACATCTCAACTGTAGTCTTGGTGCCGTCTTCGAGGGTGATCTCCTGCTGCACGGTCTTGTCGCGAATACCCTGGGCGTCGAGGTCCGCGCGAATCTGCACGCGCACGGCATCCTGCTTCGTGAGCAGCGCCTTGGCGGCTGCGAGATTCGCCACCTTTGTATCAACACCGTCGATCACCACCCATCGCTCGCCGTAGTTATCGACGATGTGAAGGTGGTTCATCTTACGTACTTCAGGGATAGGCCAGAATGGATCAGCCACCGGGTAGTTCCTTTCTCCGCTCGTACGCCTGCACGTAGGGTGAGGCCATGAGCGGCTGTGTGCGCACTTCGTCGGTGCGCTTCAACTCGTGGAGGAAGTAGCCGTCGAACGGAACGCGCAGGCAGAAAATGGTACCGACAATCTTACCAGCGTCGTCATGGTCATCCATCACCTGGAGTTGCGCGCGATTGGCGCCTACACCCCCGCCCATGATGTACACCTGCTCCAGTTTCGCATCAAGCGCCGGACATGGATAGACAGGCACGAGGTCGTCTGGAACGTTCTCGTGAATCGGGATCATCCCGAAGTCGCTGTTGTACAGCGGGTCTCAGGCACCTGGGACCGTCCCGCGATCTCCACCCTGGGGCGGAATGGGGATCATCCCTCGACTGGCGCTGAACTGGCGAGGGTCCACATACGAGGAGCCTCGGTGGAGGGCGCGCTGCTGCATCGCCATGCGGCCGATGTAGAGAAGTTGGTCTGGGGTGAGTTCCGGGTTCTCGGCCTTCGCCGCATTCTGTGCTTCGTTGCCCCGATTGGTGCACGCGGTACACTGGTTGTGTGCGTACTCGCTCGGGTCCTTCGCGTTGCCGCAGATTTGGCAGTGGGAGGTCATCATCACAGGCTCCTTTGGTTAGGGTCGTGCGGCGGGAGTAGTTTCGGGGGCGTCTCAACATCGAGCGCACGCGTGATCCACGCAGCATCAGGATTGTCCAGTTGATTCACGAGGGCGCGATCGCGCTCACGTCGATTCAGGATAACGAGATGGTGATCGTTCGTCTCGTCATTATGCTCGATTACCCGCGTGACTCCGGGGAGTCCGCCGATGACGAAAAGGAAGATACTAGAGGGTTCACACCAACAATCCGGTGACGCGGTGTGACCGACGTGTTTGTCTCCGAGGTGGAGATCGCCTTCGACACGCATCATGGTGCCTCACAATCTGCGCTAACGCATTTTCCTCTCGATGGCCTGATTCCACGATTCGAGCGCGGTGTGGCGCTTCGGGTCATGGAGCCATTTGTAGAGTTTGTCCTCCCACCCTAGAACGGCCACCTCTTCTAGTTCATCACTGAGAAGGTCGTCAATCCCAAGGAGAGCCGCCATCTTGATGTGGAGTAGTTCGTGGAGGACCAGAGTCACTCTCCCGTCCCGTCGCGGGTCCAGGTAGATCACGATCTTCTCGATTCCCGTCTTGTCCTCGTTCCACAGCCACGTCGAGCGCCCGCAGATCGTTTGCCGGCGCAACTTCACTCGTGTGTCCGGGCGAGCCAGCATCTTGCGAAGCTCCACCAGGAGGGACAGCTTGTTCAGTCTGCGCTTCGGCATCAGGTGTCTCCTTCACGTCGAACGCGAGACGAACAGCTTCCACCGTAATCTCAGGACCAACAGCGAGCAGAACGTCGCGAGTACGCAGGACGGCCTCCGCACGATTCTTCGGCTTGCCTGGACCGAGGTCCTTGGCGCGAGCCATGTCGCGGAGCTTGCCCCACATCTGCGAGGCGGTCATACGCGTGTCGGGATGAAGGTCGGTGCGGAACGCGAAGACGAGACACTGCTTGAGCAGCATCTTCTGGATCGTCTCGTCGTCCCCACTGGAGACTGCGGCGTCTACCATTTCGGCGAGGCGGATCATAGCCTCGTGGTCGAGCATCGTGTTGCCACCTTTGGCCGGCTTCACCACTGGAGGGGGCACCACCGGGTTGGACTCCACAGACTCACCACTCGAAGGCGGTGCGAGTTCAGGTCCAGGTGGCACCACTACCGGGGCGTTGCGAGCCGCCGGCACGAGACCTTCGAGTACGAGGTCACGGCGGGCTCGGGCGATGGTGGAGTCACTCAGGCCGGTGAGGAGCACGATCTGAGACTTCGTCATTGTCGGGTTCGCGAGGATGTATTCGCGGGCCTGCTTGAGCCGCGCCGTTGCCAGGGATGGGTGCGGGAACGGCTTTCCCTTTGACATAGGTCCTCACTTTCATGTACGGGGCACGCTTCGCCCCCCTTTTCGTCCGCCTTTTGGGGTCGTACCGGGTGGCCCCCTGTCCTCGTGCTCGCGTGGCACGTAGCTTGCTTCGGATGCACGCATCATGCCAGCGTGTGCGCGTCGTTGCATTCCCGCGCGTGCGATCGGCGCGTGCGCTCCCCGTGGGAACGCCTTCGGGTATCCCTACCAGACTAATCATCCCACATTCCATGCCAACATGCAAGCCAGCCAGGTCAAGTTCGTGTCAAATCGCCTGTCAAGGTCCCTTTACAGGGCACACGGGCGGACGCGAGGCGACAGTCATGCGGCGCAAGGATCGGGTGTTTTGCCCGTGCAGATGGTGCATTCCGCCCAGTTCTGGCCTTCCCTCGGCTGCTCGCTCCGTTGCAGCACAACAACTTAGCCCGTGGCACGGCGCCTGCACTGGCCCAGATCGTCCGCCGGAGCCCTCCGGGACAGAGCGCGGACCCGAGAGCATCGCCAGGAGCCCGAAGGACCCGCAAGGTCCCGTGGGACGGCAGCGCGAGGCTCTCGACAGAATCGAGGTGCAAGCGGCCCGTCGAGTAAGACTCGCGGGACCCATGAGCGCCGGCCAACGCCACCCAAGAGCCCAACGGGACAGCACGGGACGCGCAGAAGCGCGAGGCAACGGCCAGGACGAGAGGCACCGCGACTCCAGAGCAGCGAATAAGGCACGACCGAGGTGACGCACTGTGAGCGACCCTCCCCGACCAAGAAACGGCGGACACGCCGAGGGGAGGCCAAAGGCGTAGGCGAGGCATCGCAACGCACTGGAAACGCGAAGACCGGCAGGAACGACCTCGCGCGTGTAGCGGTTGCGTGCTACAGTGTGTGGCTGAAAGGCTCGCCCCAACGGAACCCGTAGCAGAACAATGGACGCGAACGGGCAACACAACGCCGGGGGCAGCACAAGTTGTAAGGTCAAAGAGAAAATCCGAGACGCACACTGGCACGCCTGACGAGCCCGTGAGGGCGAAACCACAACCCAAGTGCATGAGGAGACAAGTCATGGCACAGTTTCGAGGAACGGTCACCGGCAGTCGAGGCACGGCATCACGCCTCGGCACGAAAGTAAGCGGTCTCACAGTCACGGCGAGCGGCTGGAACGTCGGCGTGCGCATCGAAGTGTCGCACGAGGACGGTCGCGATGTGGTGCGCGTGTGGCGCACTGGTGGTTCCAACAATCCCCGCACGCTCGCTCAGCTTGCGGACCTGACCGCTGAGGTGTAGCATGCTGATTGTCGCCTGCATCGCAATCGTGGCTGTGTTAGGATTCCTGAGCATCGCCGTTCACGCTGTTCGCCGATAACCCTTACCAGGAGATGATTACCATGCTGACCAGCGGTCAATGTCGTGTCGCCGCGTACCTCACGGACGGTGATGTGCTGTGCGTGGAGTGCGCCGAGAAGAGCCTTCCCAACTTCGATGTCGAGGTGGACAAGCTGTACGAAGCATTCAAGGCCGAGAATCCTGGCGAGGAGCCAACGTACTACCAGGAGCGTCAGTGGCACGAGAAGGTCAACGCCGCGATCCACGAAGCTGAGGAGCGCGAGGATTTGCGCCCGCTGATTCAATACGAACTCGACTCTGAAGAATCGTGGCAGGAGTACGGCCTTTCGTGCGGCCACTGCGGCGAGGAACTTGTCGAGGCGCAGCCCGAGGAGAGTGATATCGAGCAGACCGAGGAAGCTGAAGACCTCGACAACTGGCTCGACGAGGAGAAGGAGCGCACGCGACTCGCATTCTAGACTGGCTCCTCATCGTCCCTACGGTCATCCTGGCTGTCGTTCTGTCCCTTTACATCAGGAGCATCGAATCATGAAGCCACGCCAACAGCCACGCAAGCGCACCGGCAAACTCCGTTCTGGCCGGCGCAAGGTCAAGGGCACCGGGCAGGGTTGGGGGATGAGTGTCACCCCCAAGCAACGCGCGGAAGCTCGCAAGCACGCATAGGACGAAACACAGGGTCCGATAATGATGCACCAACATCGGCACGTTTGAAGTAGTGAGGGTGACAGGTGCACCTGCATCTTTGCTACAGGGGTGAAAGATGCCGAACCCTGTGTCGCACCGTCAATCGGTGCCTGATGAGTCCACAACAGGAGACCGCAGTCATGAGCACATTTGAACTCCAGGGGATACTCACCAATGCCCTCGCGGGAATCCCATGTAAACTGGACTGGGATGAGGGCGAGGAGAACCCGATGCACCGTTTCGGTGATGTCCCACCGCTCAAGTACGTGGGACCAACGCCCGAGGAACTTGAGGCACGCATCAACGATCCGCGTCAATCGTGCGTGGCGTGGGACACCGAGGCTGAGAAACATCACGTTGTCATCGGCGAGCCCGGCTACTGCGTACTTGGTGCGGTGGCGCTTGGTTTCGGCCGCCCCCCTGGTCCATCACGGATTCCATCGTCGCGTTGTGCGTCCGGGAAACGCCCGTACTGCACCTGCGACACCTGCTTCTGAGGTTGCCATGTCTGAAACGATGAAAGGCTACTATGCGCTTCGACGCGACGTGATGGCCCTGGCCGACGATCTCAACGTCCAACGCCAGAAGATGCTCGAAACCATCCGCGCGCAGAATGAGGGCATCACGAAGCTCGTCGAGTACGCGGACAAGCTGTTCCCCAAGGCTCTCAACGAACTCGGGTCGAATGGCGAGTTGAAGAAGGAGTACCGCACCCACAACCCGTCACCCGAAGACATCGCCGCGAGCACCAATCCCAAGCAGCGTCGTTGCTCGAACTGCGAACAGCTTGGTCACACCATGCGCACCTGCACCAATGTACGCGCGGAGAAGCCTGAGCCCGAGGCCAAGCCCGAGAAGAAGAAGCGCAACGTGAGTCCCGAGCGTCGCGCCCAGTTGGCCGAACAGTTGAAGAAGGCCCGCGCGGCAAGGGGGAAGTGATGAATACACCCGACGCAACCATCAGCGACCACGGGAGCATCGTACTCCTGCATCCAATCTCCGAAGAGGCTATCACCTGGATTGATGAAAACATCGGCAACGAGGCTCAATACTTCGGAGACGCACTCGTCATCGAACGCCGTTACGTCGTGCCCATCGTCAACGGGATGCGTGCGGACGGCTTGGAGGTGTAGCATGGGAGGGAACCTCTTCAATCAGGCAGTGCCAGCACGCATTCCTCTCACAGTCAGTCTCGTGAAGGCCGGCAACGACATCATCGCGCGAGGGATCGCGCAAGATGAGACCATCTTCGAACACGTTCACTTCGCCTCCCTCGAAGAGGCGTACCGCTACATGGAGCGCACCTACAAGGTGCGATACCGTGTCATCTTCAACATTCACCCCTCATGCAAGGACCCACGATGAAGGACAAGCTCATCACCATCGTCGTCACCGTGCCCAAGAACTTCCTGGTCCTCCAGGACCGCCTTGGGTCGGCCGCTGTTTCACTGGAGCGCGTTGCCACTGATGCGACCCAAAAGTACATCAACGACCTCATGTCCATGTTCCCCACCGCAGGAGGCCAATCGTGAGCCGTCGCAAACTTCGTGGCTTCACCAAGCAACCGGTCGAGCGCGTTGTCATCTCACCGGAGAAGCGCATCAGCGAACGCAAGGTCGTGCTCAACCCCGAGAGCAACGAGTACGAAGTCAAGTACATCGAGACCATCACGCCCGCTGTTGTCAAGGTAGGACGTGCGCAGGGACCGACCACGCCAGGAGGTAAGCGCAACGTCACCGAGAACATGGCGCCCAAGGGTAGCAAGGGTGCTGCTCCCCTCATGCGAAAGAAGGGCATGTGAACGACGAGATTCGCAGTTGGGCACTCAATCTGATCGCGGACCTCAACGCATTACTCAACACCGAGACTGTGGATGACCTCTTCCTCACATTCAACGATGTTGAGCGCGACTTCGAGAAACTGCGTAAAGAGGTCGATCACGTATGAAAACAATCAAAGTGCAGACCAAGAACGTGAAGCTCATCGGTGGCCCAATGGGTGGACAGACCATCACCGTACCCAAGGGCGCTGAACACTTCCGCATCGGCAAGGTGCCTTTCTGGACCTACTCGTACGCCGGCAGGACCGATACACGCCAAGAGATGTTCGCCATCGACTCCATCTCACGCCAAGCTCGCCGGATCATCCACTGGTACGTGGGCAAACATGGGAAGGACCCTCGTGTCCAGTCTGATCTAATGAAACTCGCACCTGTACGCAAAACAGGCCGCGTAGCGCATGGTCGTGGCGCTGCAAAGCGGAGGGCACGCCATGTTCAACCTCACACCTCCTGAGCCCTTCGCCACGCTCCAGGTAGTAGCAGTGCAGAACCTCGTGGGTCGTAAGCACGATTACGTACGCATCTTCGGTTTCAAGGAACACGACCCCTTGCGCAAGGTTGTCGAGGTCGCTGTGTACGCCAACGATGCCGTAGACATCATTGAAACTGCACATCGTGAGAAGCAGTTCCCCCTGATCGAGGTACCCGAGCGTGCTATCATCAACATCTTGACCACTGCCGGCATTGACGTGATCCACATCGGCACCGTCGGCGAAGACCCTAACGGCCCTGGCCCGCACGGGAGAAAAGGCGCATGACCACACGAGTGAAGGAAGATGAGAAGTTCTACGCAACACGGATTGCACAGGGCTTTGCCATCATGCATGGCATGGATGACAGTATCGCAGGCGTCCAGCACCAAACGTTCAGTGGTGATCGCCTCAACGGATTCGACAACGCCCTAGACAACTGGTACAATCCTCTCCTCAACAACACCGTGCGACAGATCGCTCAGGAAGTTGAGCAGATGCGTCAAGCTGGTATGTTACGCCCCTTCACCGAGGGTGAACATGTTGGAGCGCTCCCTCGTAGGGTTCATTCCAAGAAGGTGACCGA